CTGGTTCCACTTCCATCCCAGTTTTCTGAGATAGTCACGAACATAAGCTCGTGACTCTCTTGGAGTATCTTTGATAAATTCGGATGGACTGGTAAGGATCGTTTTTACCAGTATTTTCGCTTCATTGGAGAGGTTTGAGTAGATATCGAGAAAACCCTGGCTCTCCAGGGAGGGGACCCTGCCGATGGCATTGTCGTCGTCTTCATCCTCGGTGGGGGAGAGATTTGAGATGGGAATCTCTTGTGAGGATTCGGAGAACCTGGAGGCCAGGGTTTTCATCCGGTAATGAATATAGTTGATTGCCCACGTGTCCGGGGCTGATTTTCCTTCGCGATAGGTTCTGCGGCTCTCCAGAACGGCGAGCCATGCTTCTTGTATTAGGTCTTCATTGTCGAACCAACTGGGGGGGAGGGCTTTTGTGGCGGGGCAAAGGGCAATGGCTTTTCTCACTAGGGTCTCATCCATTTTCCACCTCCACGAAAATGGAATAGCCACCGGGGGTTCGGGGCATCTTAGACTTGATCGAGATTCTCTTTCATTGTCTTTCAGTCCCCTCTTCTGCCCGATGGCTTCTAAGGATATTATAGTTGAATCTTGAAATTCCCGCAAGAGTTTTTCACGGCAATCTTCTCCACACCTTCCGGTCCCACGACCCGGGCTTATTGACTTTTTTCCACCCTAGGTCACGGGCCAAGTGGTAGAGCTCTCGGTGGACCGCCTTGGGGTCGCCAAGGAGGGCCACCAGCTCGGCGACCTGACCGAGGTCTTCCTGGGTCCAGGGGTCCTCGCAAAGAAAAGGATAAAATCTTGCGGCTGTGTTGAGGGTGTATGCTTTCAAGTTCCGGATCGCCATTTTCGCACCTCCATCATGTTTTCTGAGTATATTATAATTCGTTCGAAAAAATTTGTCAAGAGAAAAAATGCAATCGAAAAAATTTTTCTCACTTTCCAGCTTCGATAAATTTCTGAGCCACCGCCTTGGCCCGGCTCATTGGGGTCCGGAGGGCCAGGCAATGGAGGATTCCTCGCTTGTCTGTCCGGATGGAGAATCCCGTTGCTAGGACTTCAGCATCCAGGATCTCCCCGCCCTTGAGCTCCAGACATAGAAGCTCAAATTTGGCCGGTTTTGGATTTGGTATAGGGTAGATTCTCACCACTAGCTTTTCTCCTTCGACCTTTTCTGGCTTTTCGAGTTTTTCGAGGCCTCGATGGCTTTGATACCACCTGTCCTCTTTGCTCACTAAGACCACACAAGGCCACCCCGCCTCCGGTGGTCTCCCCTTTGGGAATTTGACCACCGCGGGCATCTGACACTTGACGTGGTATCCTCGTTCGTCGAAACTGTCTAGGACGCTCTTGTCTATGTTGGCTACTATCTTCTTCATTGTTCACCTCCACTTTTGGTCTATATTGACAAACACAATTCTTCCAATCCGGATAAGCATTCTCACATCCAGCGCAAGTGGCTCTCCATTGCTGGAGTCCCTTACACCACCAGAACTTCGATTCCATTTACCCCCTCCTCTCAATCTCTTCCACCAAGAGGCGAACCAGATTCTCATCCGCTTCGGCTTCTTTCCCGTCTAGGACCATTTTCACTACTTGTCTTTTTTGATCCAGGACCTTTGCCATGTCCTCTTCGATGGTCCCAGCCGCAACAAGATAGTAAACATTGACAACATACTTTTGACCGATCCTGTGGCATCGGTCCTCAGCTTGGTCCAAGAGGGCTGGAGCCCAGGGGAGCTCAATAAATACCACGGTGCTGGCCGCGGTTAAGGTGATCCCCATCCCGGCGGCCTGAATGTTACCCAGAAACATTCTCGTTCTGGTTTCTGGATCATTCTGGAATCGGTCAACATACTCTTGTCGCTTCTGGGCTGGGGTGTCTCCGTCTATTCTTACGCTGATTTTCTGAAAATGGGATTCGAGCTTGTCTCCAATTTCCTTGTGGTGGTAGAAGACTACCACCTTCCCGTTCCCATTCCCACCCGTGCTTTCCAAGAGATCCTCAAGCCACTCTATGACTTGAGGAAGTTTTTTGTTTGCGATGAATTGTCTCAGGTATTCAATTCTAGATAGGATGGTCGTGATCCGGGTTCCCTTCTCTTCATGAAGCCAATCGCGGAATTCTCTCTCCATTTTGTTGTATTCTTTTGAATCAAACTGGATTGGGACAACGGTTCTGATTTTGTCTGGAAGCTCAGTTAGGACGTCCGCCTTCTTGCGGCGGATCATCACTGTCGAGGTAAGGAGCTCATGAAGCTCTTTGGTTCTGGAAGCACCGCTGAAGTCCCATCCGAATCGGGTGTGTCTAGCTCCGCAATACCTTTGAGCATAGTCCCAGAACTTGGGGAAAGTTCTGGGATCTATCATATGAAGGATGGTGAATCCTTCTATAGGACGGTTGATGATTGGAGTTCCGCTGAGTCCGATTATGTGCGGAACTCCTTTGGAAAGCTCTTGAAGAGCTTTGGTCCGCTTGGCGGACTTGTTCTTGATCATAGAGGTTTCATCTATGATCAAAACTTTGGGGTCCATTATCTTGAGATGGCTAAGCCAGCTCAGGAGAATATCGTAATTGATGATATAAACATCAGCTCTGGGAAGGACGTCTGCGTCTTTTCCAAAGATGACGTGGATGGAAGTGTCTCCGTTGAGCCACTTCCGGGCTTCCCTAGCCCAGTTGAGTTTTACCGAGTTGGGACAGACCACAATGGCGGGTCGCTTCTCTGGATGGAGTCTGAGCCAAGCTAGAGCTTGGATGGTTTTACCCAGGCCCTGCTCATCGGCTAGGAGTGCCCTGCCGTTCCGGGCCTCGATGAACTGGACTCCCTTCTTCTGGAAGGGAAAGAGGGAGAGTCCCTCGGGGAGGGGGATCTCGGTTTCGTGCTGTGTTTGGTCCTCGATACTGAATCCCCACTTCTTGAGAAGTTCGAGGGTGCTGGGGAGAGCTGGGGCTTCCCAGTGCTTCCCCTTGGAATCGTTCACGAATCTTCTTTGTGGAAGTTCGCGGACTTTTGCAACTAGGGCGGGGTCATATCTGAAGAAGATCTTTACTACCTTGGTTCCTTCTCTCTGTTTGACTACCGCTCTCATCTTACACCTCCATCATATTTTCTGAGTATATTATAATCCGTTCAAAAAATTTGTCAAGAGAAAAATTTTGATCGGATAAAATTTTTTGTGAATTTTCTCCCTTGAGGGATTCTCGTTTTGAGATATAATAGCCTATATAGGGTGTCTGGATTATGGTGGCACTATATATCGTGGGGCCGTGGCTAAAAATTTCTCACCAAGTCTAGCGATTGGGCGGATTCTCCTTCCTGAGGTTGACCTGTTCGGTCAACATTGGACTGCTAAGGATTTTATCGTCTGGTTAGCCAAGCAGTCTCGGAAGAAAAAAGAGGTGTTCGTTAGAGATGTTTTAGACCACTATGGCTTGACTTCTTCGGAGTTCTATTTTGTAATTCAAGTTATGGTCATTATGCTCTTAGTGAAATATGGTTGCACTGATGACGATGTTTTTCAGAATTGTATAGTGAAAATTTTGGATGTGGTAAGACATTTTGATTTCGCCAAAGGTAAGCTTACTTCTTTCATTCACTGTATAGTCAAGGACCGAATTACTTTAGCACGTTATCATAATCGAAGAGGTCATTCTATCTTAGTTCCACTATCTGAGTCTTTTTTGGATGATGAGGAAGAAGATTCGCCTGGTTCTTCTTCAGATGATATTACCTCTTTGATTGATTTTGCATCCCAAATGAGGTTACATAGAAGCCAAGAAGACCTTTGCCGAATATTGAGTAATGATACTATATATCGGAGAGTTTGGAATTGGAGGACCGCGGCGAGCCAGTTATAGAAGAAAAGACTGATGGATGTAGGTCTTGGGTCGAGGTCAAGGTTAATCGTGATGTTGCTGTATTATTGCTATTATCATTGAGATATAGGATTGATTTTCGGATTTTACTGTATTTGTATGAGAAGTTTCGTGAAGATGTATTTTTCTTCTTTTTCCTTTTAGCTGGAAGAGAGGTTCGTTTTCCTACTCATCAAAAGTTGCTTAGATTGATCAGTTCAGCTAGTGATGTTGTCTCAGATCAATCTTCAGATGATTTCAATTCTTTGTTTTTGTCCAAGGTTTTGAGTGATTATGGATATGATGGAGAAACTATAAAGATCCCTCTTTCAGATCGAAAGTTGTTTTGCCTAGGGATTTATGGAGACATGGATGGGGGTTCAGACGATGAAACCGGATCAAATTGATGAAATTTTGGAGCGAGAAGGGTTTTATTGTCCTGCGCTAAGACTTAGAACATTGAAGCCACCTTGCAGAGATTTGAAGTCTCGTCCAGAAGTTTCTGAGGCTACTTTGTCTCATGGCGATTATGTTTGGCTGAGAACTCCGGTTGTTCCCATAGTTTGCAAGGATTGTGATGCATATCATCCACCAATAAGTGTAGAACGGTCATGGCAGCAGATAAAGAGAAACAGCTAACTTTTCGCTATAGAGATCTGGATCGAGCATTAAGGTTCTTGACTGAAGCCAGGGACCTTTTAGTTACTAAGTATGAGAAGATGTTGGAGGAGAAGAGCGATTCATTGTCCGCTAAGCAAATAGAACAAATGATATCCACACTACATAAGTTTATCCCGGTAGAGATAAATCTAATTCGCGAGTCAAAGAAGGTTCGTAAAGAGCTTGAAGATTCATCATCTGTAGAAGAAGTTGTAAATATATTGCTTACTTTGGATGCTAAAGATATTAGAAAAGTTGAAAGGTTAGTTTATAAGTTATTGGCTAAAAAGCAGGCTGAACGTAAGCCATCTAAGGAAGTTCCGAAATTTTCTAGAGCCAAAGGGCCGAATTGATGGGTTCGGTTGTCAAAAAAGAAATAAAGTCTGCTTTCAAGAGATTAAGATTATCCGGTCTTGTTGCTAAACAGGTATCCGATATTATTCCTCCCCACTTGTGGATAGACAATCCCAAATATTGCGGTCCTGCAGTTCAATTAGCAGACTTCTGGAAAGAGAAATTTGTGGAAGTTGCTTCAGGCCAATTCAACGAAGTGATCGTTATTGGCAGCATTGGTGGAGGGAAGACTACTTTTGCTAATGTCCTCTTGATGCGAAAGATTTATGAGATGAGCTGTTTTCGGCCCATTCCGTTTCTCTTTGGTCTCATGGAAGGAACCATTATCAGTTTCATCTATTTCAGCGTTACGTTGAAACAAGCTATGAGAACCGGCTATGGAACTCTAATACAAATGTTAGATGCAACTCCATATTTTCGCAATGAGTTTTCTCGAGACACTGATATTGATAGTGAAATCCGATTGGGTAACCGAGACATCGTGATTTATTCTGGATCCACTTTTGAACATCAGATTGGACTAAATTTGATTGGGGCGGTTCTGGATGAGGCCAATTTCTACCGTGCCAAGGATCCATTCCGTAAGGCTCAGGAGATCTATACCGCTGTAGCCAATCGGAGAAAGTCCCGTTTTGTGGTAAAAGGGAAAGACATGGGACTTTCCATCTTAGTTAGTTCAGCCGAAGAGCCCAGTAGTTTTGTCGAATCTCGAATCAGAGAATCTGCTAATGATCCTTCCGTGAAAGTGATAAGTGCTGTGGGATTTGAGATTCGAAGATCCGCTTATGGATCGAAAACATTTTGGGTTTTCACTGGTGCTGAATTTGTATCCCCTCGTATAGTTGACAATCATAGCGATTTAGCATCGGTTTTAGAATACTTCAAAGTGCCTCCTGAGTTCATTGATAAAATCAGGGACCTCCCCTTGTCGATGGCAATAAAGGAGCTTCCAGTTGAAGTTCGAACCTATTTCAAAGATGTTCCCGTCGAATTTCGCAGGTCTTTTGAACAAGATCCGGTCCGAGCTGTGAAAGACGTTCTGGGCATTTCGGTCGGATCGGAGGGGCGGTTGTTTCGGAGCATATTTGCTTATGAGGACTGCTTGACTAAGGAACCATCACCATTCGGTAAAGATACCATCACTTTGTCTTCCAAAGATTCTGTAAAGATTCAAGATTACTTCAATTTAAGTTTTGTCAAAAGTAAAGAGCATCCGCGATACATCCATGTGGATCTAGGCACTCGCAGAGACCGAACCGGTATGGCTTCAGCTTATGTATCAGGAATTAAGGACACAGAGCTAGGACCGCTTCCAGTCGTTTCGTTGGATTTCATAATTGGGTTTGAAAGGGATGATCGACATCCAGACGATGAGGTTCCCATTTGGAAGATTCGGGAATTCCTTCTGTGGATGAGGGAGCGGGGGATAAATATTGCTAAAGTCACTTTTGACCAATATCAGAGCTTGGATACACTTCAGCTTTTGAAGCGAAGTAATTTCAATGTGGACCGGCTTTCGGTTGATAAGACCGATGAGCAGTATTTGAATCTAGTGGCTTTGTATTTGGAGCGAAGATTGAGACATCCCGAGAATTTGGTCTATCGTAGGGAGTTGTTTATGCTCGAATATGATGATAAGCATAAGGTGGATCATCCCGCTGGTGCTTCTAAAGACTTAGCCGATGCGGTATGTGGTGCGGTTTGGAATGCTACATCGGAATTCAGGCCAGGAATTCATGATTTAGCTTCTAAGCAAAGTGATTTTGGTCCTAGCATCGATGAGATTATGATCCAGACTTTCAAAGATCGGACAATACCCGTCGGGTGGGACAGTTGGGAAGAGTTTTTCAAGGCTCATTCCAAAAACAGAAGGAAAGGAGGATTCCCATTATGAAATGGAGGAAGGTGGAGGAAGAGATCAAGTCATTTTCGGAACAGAATCAACCAGCTCACGTATTGATCGCCACTCCAGCGTATGGATGTATGATCCACACGGATTATCTTCATTCAGTGATCGGGATGGTAGATGAAGCTAGTCAAAATGGATTCCTAGTCACAGTGGTTACTATTGGAAACAATTCCCTTATCACTCACGCCAGAAATGATCTCATTTCATTCTTCGTTCAAAATCCACAATTCACTCACATGCTGTTTTTAGATTCAGATATTGGGCTTCCCAGAGGATCTTTGACTAAGCTTTTATCCAGGAATGTTAGTGTGATAGGAGTTCCTATTCCGCTAAAGGGTTTTTCTCCGAATGGCGAGCCGGTTATCACCTGTGGAAAGATCTTTATGATGGATGATTCGGGATTGGCTTCAGTCGAATATATAAACACCGCGGTTTTTCTCATAGAGAGACATATTGCGGAAAAGATTTGTAAGTTAAGTAACACTTACCGGTCTAACCCGGCTTTCCGACGTGGTGGACAATTGACTGAAACCAGTTGGGATGTTTTTCGAGTGGGAACTGGGTTGATTCCGGAATGGTATTTGCCAGAGGACTTTTATTTTTGCTATCGATTGAGGATGGAATTGGGGGTGGAGATCTATGCTGACTTTTCCATTCCAGTGTCACATTGCGGAACGTATGAGTTTCGAACTACTCCAGAGTTTCTTCAGTCGATAGTTGATAAATTTTTTAAAGGATCATGTTCCGAGTTAATGATGGAAGATTCTGAGCCAGAACAAAAGGTCATGAATTTAGATTCTTAATGAGAGGAAAGGAGACGGCCTTTGAACCTTTTCGAGAAACTGGTTTTCAAGCTTGGATTCAAATCAGGAGCGGCCCCAACCGGAGGCGCCGGTCCAGTCATTACGGATCCTGAAGAGCTTCTCAAGCGTATGGAACATGACTTGCTTTTGAGAAGCGAATTCTACCGCTGGATCCAGACTGGCAAAGGTCGCCATTTTCTCTCCTCCCTCTTTGAGCAGGCTCAACTCGAGAAAAACAAGATGATTGAGCTAGTCAATGCTTACAAGGATACCTTCTTCCATTCTATGATCGTGGGGCTTTTGGTTGATGATGTTTTGAGTGCAGATCCGGTTACGAACAATGTTGTGGATATCATTACTATGAATGACTACCTGAGACCAATCCTGGACGATCTCCAGGAGCGGTTAGATATAGACAATCTGATAGAAAGCATAATTGATGACATAATTTCCTATGGCGACTATGTGGTTCGTGTGATCATAGAAGATGGTAAAGTTGTAGCTTTGGAAGATGATGTTGATCAATCTAAGGTTGTGGTGGTTTACCGCCAAGGCGTTCCTATCTTTCTCATTAATGTTGATGAGTTGTATAAAGGATCGGACAATCTGGATAAGACATTGAAGATCTATTCAGAATTTATTCACTTCTGCATTGGACGCCGCAAGATCAAGATCAAGATTGACAATGATCTTATGAAGGCAGCTGGTATTCCGATTCTCTCCGAATATGTGAGAGTGGGAAGACCACTGTTTTGGAGCACCTGGGATCTATTGAATAGTTTATACGTTCTGACGGTTTTCTATCCGGTGTTTTCGGTTCAAAAGTTGAACGCTTCGACCGTGGTCGGAGTAAGAGTTCCTCCGGAGGTGTCACAGGCCCGAGGTTGGGAAGTAGCGAAGAAGTATCAAGAGCTTCTTAACGTATTTACCGCTGTGGATCAATATGGAAGAGTAAGCCTTGCAGATGTGATAGACACAGTGGGAAGGTATAAGGTGATCCCAGTTTGGGGAGATGAAAAGGGCCTTCTACAGTTGGCGGATCCCAGACTTGAGGAATCTTTTGCATTGGATATATTGGTCGAATTGAGAAAGGTGCTTTGTGCAACTTTGGGAATCCCGTATGGTTTTCTATTCGGAAGCGAGGAGAATCTGAGCAAGTTGGATTCTCTCAAAAGCTTCTCCCGGTATGTCAAGCGTATTGGTTCTATTCAGAGAGCCATTCGCGATGGTCTCACTCAGTTGGCTATGATTGAATGTAACCTAAGGGGCCTCCGTCCATCTCCTGAGGACATTGAGGTTCGGTTTAGGAATTCAATCATAAATGTTGAACATCTGGATAAGCTGGAATTTGTTGCAGGATTGGTCGAAACGGTAAATAGCACTACAGATGTGATAACGTCTATTGCAGAGCGGCTTTCCACTTCTCTGGATAAAGAGAAGTTGATTGATTTCCTCAATAGCTACCTCTCCATGGTTGGCTTGGAGGGTTGTATCAAACCTCCCGAGGGTGGTGAAGAGCAAGTCCAACCTCCTCCAGTTCCAGAGGATGAGTTTGTGGGAGTTGGGGTGGGTGGTGAAGAGGAAGAGGGTGAAGAGGAATTTGGGCTGTTCGAAGAGGAGTGAATTTAGATTTTTTGCAGGAAGAGGAGTATGTCATTTTTCACAGGGGGTATGAGAGATGTGGGTGGTCAAGGCATTAGTACTTACAGCGGAATCATTTTTCGAGGTATGGCTTGAGGACATATTCACAGAGATTAGGGAAGTTTATGCAGAAGAGATAGCGATGAGAAAAGTGGACAATTCAACTGTCAGAGGGTATTTTTGGAAAGATTTTATGCGAACTTTGGAGGACGAGAAAGTTGAAGAAATAATTATTTGGAATAGAAGTCACAAATATAGAATGCCAGAAGTTGTTGAAATAAGCGATGGTAATGAGTTTCTTAGGTGGGTTGAATGGTATTTCGGAAAGGATCTTATTGATTACGTTGTTCCGAAAGAGGAATATGAATATGGATATGAAGAAGACGAATATGAAAAAGAGGAATATGAAGAAGAGTATTGAGAGAGATTGAATCATGGCTGATAAGAAGGATTACGAACTTATCTGGGATTGCGTCATACACATCCATGCTGAGGAATTATGGGGTGTTTATGGAGTTGGATACAGTGCGGAAGCAACAATTGATGCTCATTTCGAAGGTCCTGGAGGTCTTGGGACTAGATCTTTTGAGACGTTTGAGAAAGGCGAATACGAAATTGGTTTGGCAATTGATAACCATAATAGGATAGTTCCAGTCATTAAGGCGTTTGTTTGGGACGATCCATATGCGGACGTGAACGAGTATGAGGATTACGTTCCAGGTGTTAGCAAAACGTTCTTTGGTGAGCCGAGATATTTGATGAATAAGACTGCTATGCTAGATTTTATTGCTGATGCTTTCACTTTTGGCTATGCCAAGAAATATTTGGAAAGAGCACTCTATTTTGATGAAATCATTGATGATGTTTACGAGAGAGTCTATCTGAATAATGATGAGTTGGCCTGTTCAATTTGGTATCTTGCTATGTCTGAAGGCATAGAATGGGTTCCTCCGAAACTTCTTTTTGATGTTACGCCATATTATCGGAAGGGGGAAAAGGGAATCCAACAGTTGGAAGAGTTGATCAGGAAGCACGCTTCAAAGATTTTTGGTTCGAGTCTTCGTTATGAAATTCGAGTTCCAAGGTCTATTATTCCTTCATCGTCTGGGAGGGTTTTTTGAAATAATAATTAAAAATTGATTGGATAGGAGGTATGAGACATGTTTACGAAGGCAATAGTATTAGATGGTGGCAGTTTTGATAAATTAGTTGGTGATTTTGCGTTAGAATTCATGGATGAT